CTACATCTCCTTTGACACTACCAATGTGGTTGCAGCCCCTACTGAGGGCCAACTCACTTGGGATACCACAGACAAGACCCTGAGCCTTGGGCTTAATGGTGGTGATGTGGTTATGCAGATTGGTCAGGAAATCCACTACCGTATCCGTAATAGTACAGGGTCCACTATCCCTAACGGTACTGTGTGTCGCTTTGCTGGTTCTGTTGGTAATAGTGGTATCCTGCTGGCTGCTCCCTTCTTGGCTAATGGCACCTACGATAGCCACACAATTATGGGTGTTGCAACAGAGAGCATTGCGAATGGCGAAGATGGTCTTGTAGCTTACTTCGGTAAAATTCGTGGGGTTGATACTCGTGCTTTCTCTGATGGTCAAATCCTTTATGCAAGCTCTACAGTAGCTGGCGGACTGACTGCAACAAAACCAGACTCCCCTAACAATGTTATCTCTGTCTGTGCTGTAGTTTCTTCTTCCAACAACGGCATCCTGATGGTAAGACCCACTATCGAAGACCATTGGGCTGCTGTACCAGCTACTGCCACCTCTGTTGGTCGTAAAGGTTCTGTGGCATTTGATACCAGCTACTTCTACGTTTGTGTTGCAACAAACACTTGGAAGCGCACACCCCTAACGACTTGGTGATAAAATGCCTTATGCTTCAGTTGATGAACTACCCAAGGCTGTTCGTAGTAAACTCTCTGCTCACCAACAATCTGTGTTCCGTAATGTCTTTAACTCCATGATGGAACAAGAGGGCATGTCTGAGAGTAGAGCCTTTGCAGGTGCCTATTCCCAAGCTAAACAAGCTGTACAGAAGGCTATGCACCAAGGCAAAGAAGTCACTCTGGACAAGCCATTCCGTCTCCCTGAAGGTTCAGGTAAGAAGTTCGGAGTATACGTCAAGAGCGGTGATGGTGTCAAGAAAGTCACCTTCGGTGATCCTAACATGGAGATTCGCCGTGATGACCCTGATGCTCGTGCTAACTTCCGCTCTCGTCATTCTTGCGACACAGCCTCAGATAAGACCTCTGCTCGTTACTGGTCTTGTCGTATGTGGGAAAGTGGTACATCCGTCTCTGAGATGACTAAAGAGGTCCAGATTGAAGGTCAAATCGTTAAGCAGCTTGATGAAGAGCGTCTCGCATTTGGTTGGGCTTACGTTTCCACAGTGAAAGGTGAGGTTAGCCTTGACCACAGTGGAGAGTTTATTCGACCTGAACTACTGGCTAAAGCAGCCACCAATTTTATGCTCTCCATGCGTACAGCCAAGAGGATGCACTCTGGCGAAAGCATTGGTGAAGTTATCCACTCCATGCCTCTGACAAATGATGTTGCAAAGGCTCTGGGTATTCAGTCGGACCGCGAAGGCTGGATCATTGCTATCAAAGTTCACGATGAACAGGTGTGGCAAGATGTTAAAAGCGGTAAACTAGCAGCTTTTAGTATAGGTGGTCGTGCTTTAAAAGAGTTTTCAAATGAAGTCTAAAGTTTGTAAAAAATGCTCTGTGGAAAAACTTTTAAGTGAGTTTTATACCAGTAAAGCAGGTAAACTGGGCGTCAGATCAAGTTGTAAACTTTGCGACTCACATTACTATAAACTGTACAAATCGACCAGAAAAGACCAAACGAGACTATATAATGAGGCTTGGTCTAAGGATAATTCAGATAAAAAGAAGTTGGCTACAAAGTCTTGGACTAAAGCTAATTATGATAAAGTTTTATCGTATAATGCCTCAAGAAGGTCGGAAAGAAAACTTGCAACCCTGTCAGGTTACTGCAAAGAGATAGAAGAAATCTATTGGTTAGCTCGGGATTTAAGAACAATTACGGGTGAGAGTTATCAAGTAGATCACATTGTTCCGCTTAAAGGCAAGAATGTTTGTGGTTTGCACGTACCTTGGAACCTTCAAATCCTACCTGCGGACTTAAATATGTCCAAAGGCAATAGATATGAGCATTGAAGGAGATGGTGTAATGCCCACCGAACTCGTAAACTTGGAACTTGAAGAAGTTTCCTTGGTCGATCTGGGTGATGACCCACTCGCTAAGGTCGCCATTTTCAAGCGTAACCCTGAAGGGGAGCAAATGGATAACGAAGATATTAAACTTGAAACAGTAGCTGATGCAACTGAAAAGGGTTACAAAGAAGAGATGAAGTCGGACGATATGGATGCCGACGAGATGGAAGATGAAATGGTAGACGAAGAGGGCAACAAGAAGCCTGTTACTCGTAAATCGTGGAAAGCAGAAGCTCAGTCATTTGAAGAAGTGAACAAGATGCTTCTGGAAGAAATCGAAACCCTCAAGGGCAAGGTTGAAGAGCTTGAAGCTGTTGCTGTAGAGAAGGCCAAACCTGCTGAGGAGACGATTGAGGTTGGTGGTGAGATGGTGGCTAAGTCCGCTATTCCTGCTCCTGTCCTTAAACAACTAGAAGAGTTGCAAAAAGCCCGTGAGGGTGAAGAACTCCGTAAACGCGCCGAAAAGGTTCTCCCGAATTTCAAAGGGACTGCTGATGAGCGCGGTAAACTGCTGAAGTCGGTTGGAGAAGATGAACAACTTCTCGCAATCCTTCGTGCCGCTGATGCTGCTTTTGCTGGCATCTTCCAAGAAGTTGGCAAAACGGACGCAGAGAACGACCTCAAGACCCCTGCTGATAAACTTAACGACATGGTTAAGATGCGTCAAGAGGACAAGAAGGAAGACTTCTATAAAGCGTATGCTGCCGTCATCAAAACTGCTGAAGGAAAATCCCTTCTGCTTGAAACCTACAAGAAGTAATTAAGGAGCCTTTATTATGGCATTTACGGAAAATATGAGCACTCGTACCTACGTTTCGGGTTCGGCTGTTGCCCAGTTCACCTTTGTCTCGCTTGCCGCTGACGGTCAGGTTGACAACACCTCTGCTAACGCCCGTACTGATGGCGTGGTTCTGCAAGCTGCTGGCGCTGCTGGTCAAGCTGTCACGGTTGCTTATGATGGTCGTGTGACTGTCCAAGCTGGTGGCACCATCTCTCGTGGCGCTGCTGTTGCAGTTGGCACTTCGGGCAAAGCTAAGGCCGCTGCTTCGACCAACGTGATCGTGGGTTATGCTCTGGAAGCCGCTGTTGATGGTCAAATCATCACCATCGAACTGTCCCGCGCTGATAACGCCGCAGCCTAATCCGCAGCTAATCTAGTTTAATAAAGGAATACCACAAATGGCTATGCTGACTCCTAGTGCCGTCCATATCGACGCACCGCTTACCAACCTGACGATTGCTTTCCTGCAAGATGCTAACGGCTTTATTGCTGACCGCGTGTTCCCGAAAGTCTCGGTTGCTAAGAAAACCGACAAGTACTACATCTACAACCGTGCTGACTTCAACCGCGTTGGTCAGGTCCAGCCTCGTGCTCCCCGTACCCAAGCTCCTCGCGTTGGTATGACCCTCTCGCAGGACACCTACTCGGCTGACGTGTTCTCGCTGGCTACCGACTTCGACTTCGATACGCTTGCCAACGAGGATGCTGCACTGGACATCCGCTCGGCTGGTGCTCAGATGCTGACCCACCAACTGCTGATCGACCGTGAAATCAAGTGGGCCACGTCCTACTTTGGTGCTTCGATCTGGGGTACTGACTGGGCTGGTGTTGCAGGTTCGCCCTCGACCAACCAAGTTCGTCAATGGTCTGACTACACGAACTCGACCCCGATCCAAGACGTTACGAACATCATGCGTACCATGCAGCTTAAGTCGGGTGGCTTCAAGCCCAACGTCATGGTTGTTGGTAAAGAAGTCCGTGACGCTCTGGTTAACAACCCGTCGATCCTTGCCCGTCTGAATGGCGGCGCTACCGTGACGAATACCGCTCTGGTGACGGATGCCAAACTGGCTGAAATCTTCGGTGTGGAAGAGTTCCTCGTCATGGAGACCGTGAAGAACACGGCTGCTGAAGGTCTGACCGAAGCTAACGCCTTCATCGGTGGCAAGTCGGCAGCGTTCTACTACCGTCCTCGCTCGGCTGGTCTGATGGTTCCCTCGGCTGGTTACACCTTCACTTGGGATGACCTTGAGAACGCTTCGGGTCACGGTATCACGATCAAGTCGTATCGTGGTGACTACCTCGCCATTGATGGTGTGGCAGAAGTTCTGGAAGCCAATCTGGCCTATGACCACAAAGTTGTGTCGTCGGACATGGGTGCTTTCATCGCTACTGTTGTAGCCTAATAGAAGGATAGGGAAGAATGACCCGACACATTCTCCCCTACTTCAACCCCTCCCGCCCTGTATTTGTCAAACGTGATGGACTACAGTCGGCGGGGGCGGTCTGGAAGCAGGGTGATCGCTTCAACTGGGAGTTCTATGGAACCCCACATGACGTAATCCAACAGATGTTCTTTAATGATCAGCTATACCACAACGAAGAGTTTGAGGAGGCTGTAGTTAAACGAATTTCTATTGGTGATGGTCTAGAAGAGTATGGTCTAGATCAACTACACATTATTGTTGAGAACATCAACGGTAAAGTGAAGAACAAGACTACTACGAACAAAGAGTTCCTCCAAAAGAAGTGTGCTACAAGTCGAGTTAAGGATAAGCAGATTGGTCTTATCCGTCGCTGGCGTAGTGCATACGGGGAAATGGAAAACTAATTGAGAGGGCGACCAGATGTCTTGGAGCTATGATGTCTCTGATCTGAATACTACAACCTCATCGGGACGCCTAAACTCAGTTCGTCTGCTTGTTGGTGACACCGATACGTCAGATCAACTTGTACAGAACGAAGAGATTACTTTTGCATTGGCTCAGGCTAATAATAATGTGTACTACGCTGCAAGCTGGACCTGTAGGGCTATCGCAGCTAAGTTTAGCCGCATGGTTGATACCCAACTAGATGGTGCTCTTAGTGCCAGCTACAGTGACCGTGCGAAGCAATACCAACAACTAGCCTCTCAGGTAGAGGCACAAGGTAAAAAGACCTCCGGTAAATCCCTTGGTGCTTTTGGTGGTGGTATCTCTACATCTGATATGTCTGTTGTAAACAGTGATACAGATCGCGTTAAGCCAGCTTTCAGCATTGGGCAGTTTGATAACGTAGAGGCAGGGGAACAATATATCCCTGATGAACCTAATGGCGTTTGATACTCACACACTACGCCAACTGATTAAAGAGCACGGTATTAGCCTTACACTACGTAAGAGGGCAGCTAGTGCTTATGATGATGAAACTGGAACAGTCACTCAGACAAACACTGACTATACTGTTCGTGGTTATTTCTATGACTATACTTCAGACATGATTGACGGAGAGTCTATTCTTCGTGGTGATAGACGAGTAGTCCTAGATTGCGTCCTAGCTAATGAGTCAGCCACTCCTGAGCCTGATGCTACAGACCAGATTATTGGCTTGGGTGATACAGTAAACATTGTAAAGGTTATGGAGATTAAGTCCTCTACTAATACTATGTGCTATTTGTTGCAAGTGAGGGAGTAACATGGCCCAAGGTAGAGCCATAGGCGTAGGTCTTGCCAAACAACTCGCTAAACTAGAAAAAGACTTAGATGAAGTAAGGGACCAATTTCTTGTTGAGATGGCTAATGAGATAGTTGATACTTCACCTGTATGGGCTGGTCAGTATGTCACTAGCCATTCTATTGGTACTAGCTCTGCTGCTGGTAGGTTTACAGGTAATATTGAAACAGGTATGACAGAGAAGTCAGCTTACCCAGAAGCGTATAAAGCTGAAGGTAGAGCTAACCTAATGTCCGACATTAGTGCATTACCAAAAGATACTAATCAGGTCTATTTGAACAACAACTCTCCACACGCTAGTATTGTTGAATCTGGTGGCTGGTCTAGTGGTAAACCCCCTTACAAGATTTACGCAAGGGTTGTTGCAAGGGCTGGTATTCATATGGCACAAGCTATAGCTAAAGTTAGAGGTGGGCCATGACAATCATCAATGACATCAGGGCTTGCCTTGACACTCACCTCTCTGGCACTGTAGGTATCCCTGCTATTGCCCGTCAGAACGTCCCCTACGAGCCTACAACAGGCACCTCGTTCATCAAGGTGGACCTAGTACCAACTTCTCGTAGACCCGCTGTACGGGGCTTAAATCCACAACAGAGGTACGATGGCCTCTACAGTATCCTCATCTGTACCCCTGAAGGAATGGGTCCCGGTGCTGGCTACGATCTTGCAGACCTTTTGCTTGACCGTTTTAATGCAACAACAGACGTCCTCTACACTAACCCCACAGATTCAATCCTTCTAGAGGGTGGCGATGATATCCTCCTAGAGAGTGGTGATAGACTGCTCCTTGGTAATCCCACTATTGTATCAATCGACTACTCTGAAGTCAGGACGAGTTTCCTTGACTCTCCCTTCTACTGCACACCAATCACTATCGGTTGGTACATTTATAGCTGATAAAGGAAACTTAATATGCCCTTCTCTCAAGGTAGCCGTGCTGGCCTTTCTTACGTGGCAGAGACTGTATTCGGTACTACTCCGAGTACTCCCGCTCTTATCCAACTCCCTTACACCACTCACAGCTTGAACCTGACCAAAGAGCGTGTGACTGGTAACGATATTCAACCTGACCGTATGCCTCGCACTGACCGTCATGGCAACCGTACTGCTGCTGGTGACATCACTGTTGACCTTCGTAAAGGCGACTATGACCTGTTTCTTGAAAGTGCCTTCTTTAACACTTTTGCAACCAACGTCCTGAAGGTTGGTACGACCCCCAAGTTCTTCTCTATTGAGGATGCAGCTACGGATATTACTCAGTTCCGTCTGTTCACTGGTATGTCTGTGTCGTCTCTTGCTGTATCCATCCGTCCTAACCAGATGGTTACTGGCACGTTCAGCATGGTCGGTAAGAACATGTCGATCAGCGGAACTTCTGTTGATGCCACAAAGACTGCCTCTTCGGGCAATGCTCCCTTTGACGCTTACTCTGGTGCTCTGTCCATTGGTGATGCTGGTGGTACTCTGACTGCTGCTGCTATCGTAACTGGTATTGACTTTACCATCAATAACGCACTTGCCCCAACCTTTGTTGTAGGCTCTTCCACTACGCCACAACTTGAATATGGTATGGCTACCATTGAGGGAACCATCACTGCTTACTTTGAAGATGCCGCACTGATTAACCGTTTCCTTAATGAAACTGAGACTGCACTTCAGATTGCTGTTGATGATCCTACGGGTGCTTCTGACTATACGTGGTTGTTCCCTCGTGTTAAGATTAACGGTGCTGATGTACCTGTTGACAATCCGACTTCCCGTATTATCACGATGCCTTTTGTTGCACTCTATGATGCTACCGAAGGTACGAACCTTAAACTGACCCGCTCAGTCTAAACTAATCCCCTCTTGGGGCTAGGATAGTGAGGCTTGTCGGGAGTCTTGCTATCCGCTTTAATTTAATCCCGACTTAATATAGGACCACCCGACATGGCCGATCTATTTGCACTTATTCCTACTGATGACACTATCTCCATTGTTGTAAAGCATCCCATCACTGATGAACCTCTTGTCAAGGATGACGGTAAGGAGATGACTATCACTGTATATGCACCCCACTCGGGTCAATACAAAGCTGTCCTTCACGAACAAACGAACAAGCGTATCCAGAAGGCTTCTAAAGGAAAACGAGTAACTTTCACTGCTGAAGAGTTGGAGAATGTTACCCTTGAGTTGCTGGCTAAGACCACTAAGGACTGGAACATCCAGCTTAATGGTAAGTCACCTAAGTTTTCTGTAGCAGAAGCCGTGGATTTGTACTCCAAACTCTCTTGGTTGAAACAACAAGTCTTGGATGCACAAGAGGATTACTCCGCTTTTTTGAAAGTCTGATCCTTGATCTAGAGGAATATGCAGAGCATAACTTTAAGCTCTCTATTCCTGACAAAGACGGTGTGACTGAACGACAGCACTTAGAAGAAGTAGAAAGGCAGTCTGGACGTACTCCATCGGCTCTAGAGGGAACACCTTTCCCAGAGTTACTGGAATATGTCTGGACTGCTTTTTTGTTGCTCAATCAAGGCCGTGATCAAGGTTTCAATGGACCCTTACCTTTAAGTTTCCAAGACATACTTGCTTGGCAACAACTAACAGATAACTACTTGCTTCCTTGGGAGGTGAGCGCTATTAAAAGACTAGATACAGTTTACTTGAGGGTTGTGAATAAACATGAATGATATCGTCATCACAGTTGACAGTTCTCAAGTAAGGACTGGTAGCCAAGACCTCAAAGAGATGGCAAATCAAGCTCTTAACACTCTTCGGGCCACTAAACAACTATCTGGTCAAAGTAATTTAGATCGACATTTTGCAAGTATTGATCGTCAGATTAGCCGCGTTAATACTAATATGTCTAACTATAGTAGGTTTACTTCTCAGGCTGCAAACAGTTCAGGTCAGTTTGGCGTTGTAACCCAGCAAGCTGGCTATCAGATTGGAGACTTTCTTGTTCAAATCCAATCTGGTACAAACTGGATGGTTGCCTTTGGTCAACAAGCCACACAGCTAGTTGGTGTATTGCCAATGATGACTGGTGCCTTTGGTCTTAGTTCAGGTGCTCTTATTGCCCTTAGTGCTGGCCTTGGTATTATCATCCCTCTTGTTACAGCGCTTGGTGCTTTGTGGATGAGGTCTTCAGCTGAAGTAGAAGTTGCAGCAGATAAATATGTTGAGGCGCTAGATAAAATCTCCAAAAGGGCTGAGGAAACTAGGATTAAAATCGAGGCACTTGAGCTTGGTGTTTCAGAGGAACAAGTTCTTCCATTAGAAAAGATAAACGTTCTTCAAGAAAAGCGTCTTAATCTTATTCAAGAAATGCTTGACGAGTCTTATAGACTGCAAAAACTAGAAGCTGAAACTGGAGATGACTACTCTTATATCTTAGAAGGGTATCAAGAAAAAATCGCTCTTCTGAATGAAGATATCGCTGGTACACAAGAGCTTCTTAATCTTGATAAAGATAGGGCGCAACAACTTAAAGATATTGAAGGTTCTTCAGCGTTTGCCTCTAACTATATAACACTTATTGCAGAACGTGCTTTAGATGCGGCTGAAGCCTCTGGACAAATTGACTTTTCTAGTGCTGTAAGTAGTGCAGCAGCTTTGGCGGAACAACTTGGTGTTTCAGTTGAACTAGCTAGTAAGATGATGTCTATGGGGTTTGGTCAAAAGAAAGCTGTTGTGCTTGATCCACGTAGCCCTAATTATGACCCAATTGCAGCTAGTATGGAAGAAATAAAAGGTGAATATGGTAGGGTCTCCCCTTTTGCACCATCTAGGCAAATAACCCCTCGTACTGGTGGTGGTTCAGGCGGCGGCTCTTCGTCTCGTCTTAAAGAAGAGATTAAACTTACTAAAGAACTAACCGAAGCTGAAAAAGAAAGACAGGGTATTCTAGATACAGTAAACAGTTCTCTTGAAACTGGCTTCTTGGATATGGTCAAAGGCACTAAGACTGTAGGTGAAGCCTTCCGGAGTATGGCTGCTGCTATCATTGAGGAACTCTTCCGAGTGCTTGTTGTACAGAAGCTTGTTGGTGGCATTACCAGTGCTTTCACTGGTGGTGGTGGCTTTACTAATGCACAAGCTGGTAGACTGACTGGTGGTGGACGAGCCTCTGGTGGTTCTATGATGGCTGGTGGTTCTTACCTCGTTGGTGAGAATGGGCCTGAGATTGTTGTACCCCGTCACTCTGGCACTGTAGTCAACGCTAACCAGACCTCTGGTGCTATGGCTGGCTCTGGTGGTATCACTGTCCAGAACAACATCACAGTGACAGGTAGCGATGCAGCTATGGTTCGTCAAGAGGTAGCCAAGATGATCCCTCAGATCACTAGTGCAACAAAGGCTGCTGTGATTGATGCTAAACAACGTGGTGGTCAGATGGGAGCCGCTTTCCGGTGAGTCAAATGAAAACCTGCTCTAAATGCAACGAGGACAAATTAGAAGAATCTTTCTATAAAAAGAAAGGTTACAAGAATGGTTTGTCCTCGTGGTGTAAATCTTGTGAAAAACTCTATCATGCAAATAAGTATGAAGATAACAAAGAGCATATAACAAAACGTAATGCTGAGTGGGTTAAGAATAATCCAGAAAAGAAGCTTGCAATCAACCGTGCCTCTCACGAAAGAAATCGTGAACTGCGTAATAAACAGAGTCTACAATCAAAGAAAAACAATAAAGCTCGGGTTAATGCTGGAAATGCTTTTAGGAGAGCTAGTATTAGAGAAGCTACACCACCTTGGTTGGATGCTCAACATAAGCAAGACATTAAATCTCTCTATGTCTTATCCCAAAAGTTTGAGGGTTTGTTTGGTCTTAAGTATCACGTAGATCACATAGTCCCACTTAACGGTGAGGGTGTTTGTGGTTTACATGTCCCTTGGAATTTACAGATACTTGAAGCCAAGGTAAATCTGAAGAAGTCTAATAAAACAACATTCCGCTGATAAGGAAACACTATGGCTATCGCGTATCCATTGAATACACCAACCAACATTGGGATTGCCAATATTGCTTTTTCTGCTGAGAATGCTGTAGCGATTAGTCAATCTCCGTTCACTTATGCTCAACAAATTGTGTCGCATCCCGGTCAACGCTGGGGTGCTTCCATCAGTCTACCACCCATGAAAAGACAAGATGCTGAGTATTGGGTGGCATTCCTCTTGAGCCTTAAAGGTCAAGCTGGGACTTTCCTTCTTGGTGATCCTAACTGTGTAGCGCCTCAAGGTGCCTCTGCTACAACCCCCGGTACTCCTGTGGTTGCTGGTGCCAGTCAGACTGGTAGTGTCCTGAATATCGGCGGACTACCCTCTGCTGTAGCAAACTATTTTCTTCCGGGTGACTACATCCAACTTGGGGATACCTCAAGTGCTACTCTGCACAAGGTTCTGACTGCTACCACTTCAAGTGGGTCAGGTACTGCTGCCCTTGACATCTGGCCTAGTATCAGGACTGCACCTACTGATGCTTCTGCTGTTGTAATCCAAAGTGCTAAAGGTCGTTTCCGTTTAAAAGAGAACAACACCCAGTGGCAGATTAATGACATCAGTTCTTATGGAATTACTTTTGATTGTGTGGAGGCGATATAATGGCTACGGTAAAAATCACAGACCTACCAGCAATCACAGGGGCTAATGCGGCTTCAGCGGACCTTATCCCTCTTGTTGATGTATCTTCGGATGTGACCTCTAAGATTACTAGAGATGAGTTCTTTAAGAATATTCCGGGTAACGTAGGGATCGGGACGAGTACCCCCACTGGCAATCTCAGCGTAGGCTCCGTCACTGCCGCATCCGGCTCCATCCATCTGCTCACAACGAAAACCGCCGTTCAGATTACTCCAAGCAACTCTATTGCTGGCGGTCTGAACATCAACACGAGCTTTGTGACAGGCGGTCAGGGGCCTCTGACATTTAGTCATTCCGGCTTTGAGACGATGCGGATTAGCGCAGCGGGCAACCTATCCGTCGGTTCTACCACGGGGAACCGGGCGGGCGTAGACCGGGGTATTTCTGTCGAGGGTGCTGCTACCAGCATTTTGGAAAGCAATATCGGCGGCAGTCGTGCTGCCTTCCTATACGCTGATGCTGCAAGTTCTGTTTTGGGGGAGTTCCGCAACTTTCCTTTGGTTTTTCGCACCAACGACACCGAGCGCATGCGGATCGACAGCGCCGGAGACGTTCAGATCGGCAAGACTGCCAGTACCACTTCCGGAGATGGTCACTATCTTACGGCATTTGGCGCGGCTGGACATACCCGTACAGACAACCCCGCGCTCGCCCTGCGGAGGGATGGCACGGACGGCGACATCGCAATCTTTCTGAAGGTTGGTACGCAAGTCGGCGCGATCTCCGTCACAGGAACCGCCACTTCTTACGTGACCTCTTCCGACTACCGGCTCAAAGAAAACGTCCAACCGATGCAAGACGCATTGGCAAAGATCGCCCAGCTTAACCCCGTGACCTACAACTGGAAGGCTGACGGCTCTGACGGCCAAGGCTTCATCGCGCACAGATCGGAAGAGC